CCAGACGCCAGTCGGGAGGGGTGTTGCCACAACGGAGGCGGCGCTGCTGGAATTGACGGTGCTGCGGTGCATCGAAACCCCACGCGGCGGCGTGCTGTCGGCCGAGAAAGAGACTGAAGCGTCCCGGCTGGCGTTGGCAGACAAGCAAGCAATGCTGGCTGCCATTAAGTGCTGCAAGATCAGCGAGCGCTCGCTTGGCGCATGGGTGCCGTTTGGGCCCGGCGGTGGAGTTTATGGCGGTGTGCAGGAAGTCACTGTGGGGATTGGTGAGTGATGCTGGTCACACAGGTGTCAATGGTGGTGGTGCCGAACCTTCCGGTGATGGCCGCGATGACGCAAACCCCGAACGGTTTGGTGCGTCGTTGGCAGCGAATGTTCATGCGCGAGTTGGAGGCCACGGCAGTTCAGGAAACCCACACCAGTACAAGCGGCAGCGGTCATCTTGCGAGCAACTTCTCTTTTGACTTTGCCGAGGCAGGACCCACGTCTTCCAGCTACCGGCTGCGCAACAGTGCCCACTATGCGCCGTACGTGTTTGAGGGAACTGAGGGGCCGATCACGTCGCGCAGCGGGAAAGCGATGCCGGTTGGGAAAACGCAACTCGGGGTGCCGGCTGGGGTGAACGTTGTGAATCCGCGAGGAAAGGGTGTGGTGTTCCGTAAGGCGGTGGCTGGTCAGCGGGCAAACAACATCCCAATGACCGCTGTTGACAAGGTGCTCACCCGTAGAGGGATGCTGAGAGGGTAGGCTGTGGTTGGGGGAAACCTCACCTACAACCCGATAGGAGACAAACATGGCGAAGAGAATGTTCGGTGACGCGACCAGGGCTGCGAAGCCGCGCGAAAGTAGCGAAGCCCCAGTCCCGGTCGACGTGCAAGGGAACCTCAATGGCGAGATCGTTGAGCGTGAAATCTCGATGCACGAACCGTCAGATAACCAAGCGTCAATCCTGGCGATCATCGCCGCGAAGGGCAAGCGTGCCAACGGTAGCGACGCGGCCAAGTTCATCGACTTGGTGATGCGTCTCATGACTCCAGAAGACCGGGACTTCCTGGAAGATTTGCTGATGGAAGACGGCTCTGGTTTCGAGCTGACCGACCTGATGCAGATGTTTGAGTACGCGGCGGAGGAGTGGTCCTCCCGCCCTACTGGGAGGTCGAACGACTCGTCCAAATCGCCGAACAAGGCTGGGAAGTCTTCGACGGGCGCCTCGCAGCGCAGGGCATCGACCCGCTCGACCTCAACCTCCGCCGGTTCTGCAACCTCATCTACACAACAGCGCTCGAAGCGATAGGGAGGTCCGGCAAGGAGGAGGATATCGAGAAGTTCGAGCGTGAGCTGAGGGACCCGCCAGCAGATTTGGTGGAATCCCGGCCCGACGTGGCGGAACGTGTGGTGCAGGAGGAAATGGCTTTGTTCGGCAATCTGGCTGGAAGCCAGGGTTTCGAGTAGGAGGTGAATGATGGCGTTGGGCCCTAGTGTTGGCGACGCTTACATCACCATCCACGCGGACACCAAGAAGTTCCAGGCAGACGTCTCAAAGCTGTCGACTGCCACCAAGGATTTCGTGAAGGATCTTCGCAGCTTGAGGAAGGTCACGAAGGAGGTCTCGGAAGTAACGGATCGTGCAACCGAGTCGAACAAGACGCTCCTCGATTCTCTGACGGGCACGAAGGAGGTCTCGGAAGTAACGAATCGTGCGGCCGCGTCGAACAAGACGCTCCGCGATTCTCTGACGGGCACCAAAAACGAGTCGAAGGTCACGCGCCGTTCGCTGTTTGAGCTGAACAAGCTCATGCTGCAGTTTGAGAAGCGACCCGGAATCCTTGCCGGCGGTCTCGATAAAGTCACCACCAGGCTCAAGGTCACGCGCCGTTCGCTGTTTGAGCTGAACAAGCTCATGCTGCAGTTTGAGAAGCGACCCCGAATCCTTGCCGGCGGTCTCGATAAAGTCACCACCAGGTTCACGCGCATGCGCCGTAGTGCGGCTTTGATGGAAGCGCGGCTATTGCGAATCTCAGATGGGTTCGGGCGCCTGACAGCGCGGGGCGGCGTACTTCGTCGCACACTGTCGCGCTTGAACACCCCATTTAAGGCTTTGGGGCGGTCCATCGCTACGTCGTTTAGGGGCATGGATCGGACTGTGCTGCTGGTGTTGAAGCTCATTGCCGTGGCTGCCCCCCAGATCGCAGCGTTGGGGTCGGCGTTGAGCTCAACGCTGGTGGCGATTGCGTCGTCGGCGTTCTACGCTCTTGCTGGGCTTACTCCCATGCTGGGTGTGTTGGCGCCGGTGGTAGCCGGCATTGCCGCTTTGGCGGTGGGCCTGCAGGACTTGGAGAAGTATGCGCCTGGCGCCAAGCGTGCACTGGACAGCCTGACAGGCAACTTCAAGGATGTGGCGGTGCCTGCGTTCTTCCAGGAGTGGGGGGATTCGGCCGCTAATTTCTTCTCCGTGCTCGACAAGTTCTTGAACAACCCCGAGGTGTTTGCGTCGATAGGTGAAGCGTTCGCCGCAATTACTGATGGCATTAGTGGCGCCCTGGATTCCGGTGCTGGCGAGGCTCTTACGGAAGCGTTGACTGGCCCACTGTCTGAAGCATTGGGCGTGCTCGGGGAGTCGCTGGAACCGCTCCTAGAGACTCTTTTCAACTTCATGTCCGCATCTGCGCCTATGGCTAAGGAGCTGGCAGAGCTGTTTGGGTCTTGGGCTGACGACCTGAATGCGGCACTCTCCAGTGGCATCGACGATGGGTCATTCCAGGACTTCATGTGGACAGCCGTGGATTCTTTGCGGATCATGCTCGACTTCCTGGGTTCGATCAAAGATGTGCTCGGAACACTGTTCGAGGCGGGAGTTGGGCCCGGCAACACAATGCTGCAGCTGCTGACTGGCATGCTTGATGAGTTCGACAGGTGGATGAACACCATCGAGGGGCAGAACGCCCTGGAGGAGTGGTTCTCTAACGGCGCGATCATCATGGAGGCGTTGTTCAAACTGCTTGGTGCAGTGGGTACGGCGATCTCTGACCTGATCACCCCAGACGTGATCGACCAGCTGGTGGGCCTGCTTGACAGCCTTGGCATTTTCGCTGACCTCTTGTCTGACATTCTGGCCGTTGTCGCAGAGGCCGACATTATCGGCTTGATAGTGCTGATACTGAACTCATTGGGTGAAGTGATTCGACCGCTGCTCCCCCTGCTCTCTGACCTGATTGTGATTTTTGTGACCTTAATCACAGAAGCGCTAGCAGTGCTCACTCCGATTCTGGTGAAGGTCGCAGAGTCACTTGCTGTCGGGTTGGGGCCGGCGATTGAGGTGATCATCGGCCATCTACCAACGTTGATGGAGGCGTTTGCGCCGCTGATCCCGGTGCTTGCGGAAATCCTTGCTGAGTTGCTATTGGTGGCGGAGTCTTTGGGAGAGGAGTTCGCGGGAGAGCTCGATAACATCATTCTGGTTCTGATTAACAAGGGCCTCCCCGTGCTGTCGGAGTTCCTTGCTGCGCTGATACCCTTCATTCCAATATTAATGGATATGGTTATATGGCTGCTTGAGAATGCCAACTCAATCGAGGGTTTTGTGATTTTCGCCATAAGTCTGATCGCCATTTGGGTGCGTATGCTAGAAGTTGGCTTGAAAGTGATCGGGTGGTTGAAGGATTTATGGGACTGGTTGAAGGCTGTATGGGACTGGGCCATGAAGCTCGGCCGGGTAATTGGTGATGTGCTCCGCCCAGTGATGGTGCTTCTGCTAGACGTTGGCTTGAAAGTGGTCGGGTGGTTGAAGACTTTATGGGACTGGGCCGTGAAGGTTGGTCGGGTAATCGGCGACGTGCTCCGCCCAGTGATGGTGACTCTGCTAGACGTTGGCTTGAAAGTGGTCGGGTGGTTGAAGGATTTCTGGGACTGGGGCCTGAAGGTCAAGCGGACAATCGGCGACGTGGTCGGAACATTGTGGGACCTTATATCTGCCTTGGGCCAGGTGTCTATGGGGAAGCTTGGTGAAATTGCTGGCGCCATCGGGAGTGGCGTGGGGGAAGTGGGGGAGTTCTTTGGTTTTGCCGAAGGCGGGATTGCCACGAAGCCGACGCCTGGCGTGTTCGGTGAGGCAGGGAACGAAGCGCTCGTGCCGCTGGATCGGCCGTTGAGTCAGGTCGACCCGTCAGTACGGGCCTTGTCAGCGTTTGCTCAGGGCCTGCACCCTGGTGGCTCGGGGATGAACATTGAGGCTGGCGCCATTCAGGTGGTGTCGCGGGCGTCTGATCCGCGTATCGTGGCACAAGAGGTACTGGATGCGTTGCCAAGGAAGGTGCAGTAGATGTTTGACGGGTGGATGATGTTCGCTGGCACTGAGCTGGCTAACTCTGCGCGCGTGCACTCCTACGCGTCGACGATGTTGCCGAACCTTGGGTTGAAGGACCCGTTGAAGTCCGAAGAGCTCCCGCTGATCCTGGATGATGACCCGTACTCCACACCGGCTTTGGATGAGGCGCCGTGGGTGTCTCAACACCGGCCGGCGTCGCAAGAGTTCCTGGGGTTCTATCCGACATCTGTAACGGGTGCGGATGATTCGACGCGCGGCTCCACTGTCACTCAGTTGATGGGTGATGGTGGTGTGGCGTCACGTCCGCGCAGCGCGTCACGGGAGTTCCGTGTCCAAGGCTTGATGGTTGCTACCACCAACCGTGGGTTGGATGAGGGTCGCCGTTGGTTGAAAGGTGTCCTCAACGGCAACGAGTGTGACACCGGTGACTGTACTGGGGATGAGTTCCGCTATTTGGCGTACCTGCCGGACTACTGTGACTATTCGGGGTACTCGAATACGCCTTTGGATGAGGTGCTGGGGAGTTCCAAGGGTGAATGGGTTGGGTACGTTGATGGTCAAATAACCACCTCATCGAACGGGTTGCGGGTCACCATGCCCTGTGGGGGTGACGGTGCGCAGCGGAAGGTCAACGGCCTGATCCCCGGTCAGCCTTACCGGCTGTCATTGAACATGTCCACGACATCACCGGTGTTGGTTGAGGTGGCGGGCGTGGCAGAGCTCCTTGGGAGTTTTGGTCAAACTCACCACAATGAGCCGCGCACACCGTGGGTGGTGGATTTTGTGGCGCCTGCCGAATCAGTGAGTGTGCGTGTCACGGCCCCTGGCGTTGACTGTGAAAGCACTGTGCTGCGTTTGTATGGGGCGCGGATTGAGCGGACCCCGGAGTTCTTGTTGGCGTCGCGCCCGCGTTTCAATGCTTCGGCGACTCGTGAACCGGTCGCTTGGACGCTCGCTGACGCACCAGTGGGGGTGGATGCGAGTGTGGCTGTCGATCCTGGCGCTTCTGGTAGCGAGGTTCTGGTGTTTGCCTTCGAGAACACCACCGGTGCGACTGTCGAGTTGCCCTCCGGTCAGGGGGCGACCCGTGTGCTTAGGGCGTTGTCTCCGGGCCAAGACTATGTGGTGTACGCGCATGCAAACGGTGTGGTGTTGGACGTTGACGCGAACCATGGCGCCAACCGCGACCTGGGTGATGGTTGGGTTGCTCTGGAGTTCACTGCAGACACCCCGAACCATGTGATTACCGTGGGCGTTGATGGGGCCACTGACGTGCTCGCTGGGGAAACTTACAGCATGCACTTGTATCACCTTCGCGTGGACGCGCATCCGGTTGAGGTGTTTGAGGCCCCCGACCAGTCGTCGGATGCGGTGCGGACGCTGCATCAGGTGACCCGCCTGTCGGGGCCACAGGTTGATCAGACGTTCCAGACGGATGTGGGCGCCATGGAGCTCGTTTCGTTCCTGATGGTCGCGAACATCCCCTCGATCTATGGGAGAACAATTCCCGTGCGGCCCCCAACATCGGGAATCGTGTCGTTGGTGCCAGAGGTCGTTTGCTCCAATGGGATGCCGGAGCGAACGAACTACGCGCACAACCCAAAGCTTGCCGTGGGGACGCTGGGGGAAGTGCCGCAGTGGGGTATTGGTGCCATGGGGTTGACGTTTGACGCTGGTGATGTGGGCGTGGAGCTCGCCGGCCCTGACTTGTTCCCCGTGAACGCGTTGAGGGTTGAGCCGTTGACCAGTGATGCCGAGGTAACGTTCGTGGAGGTTCCAGAGAGCGGTGTGTTCGTGGAGGGGCACACGTACACGATCTCGGCTGACGTGGGAGTGCCGGAGCCGCAAGACGGAGATTTGAGCGAGTATGCGCGTCGCATTGTGGTGGCAGACGGGTCTGGGTTGAATGTGTCTGAGGCACATCCGAATGTGACTGGCAGCAGCAGAGTGTCGGTGACGTTCACCTTGACTGGGGCGTTTGAGTACGTTCGGCTTTACAACGGCGCTGCCTTGGAGTCTGGTTCGCCGTCACACGGGTCTGAGAACGCAGTGTTGTTCACGCGCCTGCTGGTGGAGGAAACCCCGTATGCGGGCAGTTACTTTGACGGGGATTCTGTTGACGCTTCTTGGGTTGGGGTAGATGAAGAGTCGGCTTCAACGTGGAGCAAGTCTGCGCTGAGTGCGATTGTTGACCCTGACTGTCCACCGTTGCCCGACGCCCCGCAACCTCCTTCGATCACTGTTGACTGCCACGACGAGGTGGCGACGTGGCGGCGGTATGTGGTGGACATCCCAGCTAGCACGGCACCGGAGTGGTCGAAGTCTGATGTGCTGACAACGTTGGTGACAGGCAGCTCTCAGGTGCGTTCGGTGCGTGTGAGGTTCTACGACAACGCGTTCTCCCGGCCCCCGGAGCAGATTGATCCGTGTGACTTCTGTGGAGAGTTCTACGTGTCCTACATTCCGGCGGATACAACGCTGACGATTGATGGGATCGGGCGGACGGTGGTGGCAGATGTTGCCGGCACTGGTGAGCAGATTGCCACGAACCTCGTAACCGGTGTTGACGGCGGGCCGGCGATGTGGCCTGAGCTGACGTGTGACAGCCCCTACGTGGTCACGGTGGACATTGCACCGGAAGAGGTTTTGGACCTTGATGTGCGTGTCGCTGTGGCGTTGAAGGAGTAGGCATGCCGTTGCGTTGTGAGCTGCATACTGCGTCGATCTACGACCGTGGCGGTACCAGGTTTGTGGGGGCATTGGGTCGGCCGTCACGCATCCAATGGGAGCGCACTAAAGATTCAACGTCGTTTGCGACAGTTGACATCGCAGAGCCCTCCAAAACGTGTCTACCGGTGCTTCAGAAGGTGGAGCCTAACCGGCACGAGTTGGTGATTTTCCGGGGCCAAGAGCGAGTGTGGGAAGGACCGATAACCCTCATTTCTCGTGAGGGTGACTCGTTCAGTATTGACGCCCGCGACGTTTCCCATTACGTGTACCGGACTATTGCTCACAACGGGTACGACAACGGTAATGTGGGGCCCGTAGTTGACCGAGCTGTGGACATGATCACTGCAGAGTTGAACCGCACCAAGGAGCAGTTGGACCCACCCATCAATGTGGTCCCTCATTTGCGGACGGTCAGGCATGATGATGTTGAGTTGGAGCGGCGCACAACACGGGTCACGGAACCGTTCCAGCTGTCGGTGTTTGATGACCTGTCTGAAATGTCGCGCACTGGTGGTTTGGATTGGACTGTGGTGGGGCGCAGCATCGTCCTTAACGACACCCGTGTCCCTGTCGGGGTCACCCCACTGGTGACTGAGAACGATTTCATCGGGCCTGTCATTGTTGCCTCCTACGGCATGGATTCCGCCACCCGCGCAGTCACTACTGGCGACGCGGGCATGTATGGGATCGCCGGCGGGGTGGATGACTTCTACGGCGAGTGGGAGATTCTTGATTCCATGTTCGATGAGGACACTTTGGAAGCACCAACGCAGAACTCGTTGGACAACGCGGCCCGGTACAACCTGTACGGGAAGCTGCCAGTGCCGACGGTGGTACGGATTCCGCAGAACTCGCGGTTGAACCCGAACGGGGTGTTGTCGATGAAGCATCTTGTGCCTGGGGTGAGGGTGCCGTTGAGTGCGACGTTGACGTTGAAAGAGTTGACGCAGTTGCAGAAGCTGAACAGTGTGTCGGTGACGGAGACTGCGGATGGTGAGGAGATTAATGTGTCGATGGTGACGGCGCCGGCCGGTATTGGTGAGGGGAGTGGGTCCTGATGGGTTCTCCTCATACTCCGCATGATGCGCAGCAGTTGATTCAGCAGCTGCAGCGTCGTATTCGTGCTTTGGAGTTGCGTAAGCCGCGTGGCGGCGGCACCCCCGAGGCAACGACGGCAACAGCGAACACCCTCGCCAAGCGCGACGCCAGCGCCCGCATCAAGGCCGCTGACGGTGTGGCGGCTGACGACGTGGTGACAGTGGGGCAACTCACTGACGGCGATGTTGACTGGACGGGCGTCACCTACAACTCAGGGTTTGAGGACTCTACGTTGTCTCCCGTCGCGGTGCGCAAACTCGGTGGCGTGATCTATATACGTGGCATCATAGAGCGCATCTCGTACCCGTTCCGCGACAACACGACCTATTCCGCGACGGCAATACTTCCGGCGTGGGCGAGACCAGCGGAGCGCACCTACACCGCATTGGGCACAGACGATTCGGTTGCGCCAGCATCAGGCGTCTTCAATTCGGCGAATGGAAACGTTCAGGTGCGAATGGGGACCGGAGCAGACGCCGACTGGGTGGGAGTAGGAGGCCTCTCATGGCCTGCCGCATGACCACCACACAGAACACGGGCAACGTCCTCGACTCCACCAACTCAGGAACACCCCAGGAGCCCCACCCGATGAACACCGAACTCGCAGCCGTCCTCACCACGCCGCGTGGACGGAGTCAGAACCACTCGACCCTCAGGCGCAATCGTGGATGGACGACGGCGAGTGGAACGGTGGCTGGGTCGCCGGGTACTGCCCTGAACACGCCACAGACTTGGAAGAAGGGTCGCCGTCCTAACCGCACGCACGGTACGGTGTAAGCATCGGATTGGAGAAGGGTGAAGCCACATGGTTTTCGAGGGGATACCGCTGAGTGCTTGGGAAATCGGCGGTTGGGGGCTCTTCGTTGCCTTAGCTCTGTTTGTTCTTCGAGCATTGATCAACGGTGTTCTGTACCCGGCGAGCGTGGTCGAAGTCTACAAATCAGCCTTGCGTATAAAGCGTGAAACAGACGATGCCAACGCCGCTGTCCTTCAGGAGCTTTTGGAACATGCGCGAACCAGCGCATCAATTCTTGAGGGCATGCAGGATCGCGAGGAGGTGGATTCACGGGATGATCGGGGCGAGTGACCACCTAAAGGAAGCCCTGCAGGCTGAAGCTCTCGCAGAAGAGCGTTTGCACCGCGCCAGAAAACTGTTGGCGGAAGCGCGCACGGTAGGTAACGATCTGCGCGCCATTCAAACACGCAACCATTTGGCGGAGGCTGTTGAGTTTCAGATGCGGGGGAAGCATGGAGGTTTTCTATGATTCTTGGGTGGCTGGTCGCGAGTTTCGTGGCGCTGGCAGCCGGGCTGACGTTCATCGTGGGGTATGGGCGTATCGCTCGTGGCATGTGGTTTCGGTACCCTTTGGGGTGGCATTTGATGGGCATGGCGGTCACCTTGACTGTTGGTGCTGGTGTGGTGTTGTACCGGCAGCTGGTGGGTGAGGTTGATGGGGCTGTGTGGTTGACGATTGCGTCGTTTTTGGCGACTTTGATGTGGGTGCAAGTGGGGGTTCTTTTGACCGTCCCCCGCCCGAGCAGTAACGAGCGTAGAATGCAACGAAGGACGCCCGAGGAGGAATCATGAAGAAGTTCGACTACCCGTACAAGCCGGTTCGTGTCACCGGGAAGTATCGGACGCTTCGGCGCCCGAATCACAACGGCACTGACTACGGCCGTGACAAGTCGAAGAGTGGCCCGTGGCCGATCAAAGCCATTGCGGATGGTGTGATCAACTCTCGTATCGCTGGTCACGCGAGGGCTGGCAACTATCTGCAGATCGACCATGGTGATGGTGTGAAGTCGGGGTACTCGCACATGGTGAAGTTCGCGTCTGGGATGACGGCCGGCAAGTCGGTGAAGCGCGGTCAGACCATTGGGCACATGGGTGCCACCGGTAATGTTACTGGTGTTCACCTGCACCTGGCGATCTGGGTGGATGGTGATTACGTCAACCCCCACAAGTTCGTGAAGGCCCGCATCGCGAAGCAGGAGGTTGATGACGTGACTCGAAGCAAGGGCGGGAAGACGACTGAGGACTGGTTGACGCGTGCTCAGATCAAGGACGTTCAGGCTGCTTTGCGCAAGGTGTTCCCGGCCTACCGGTGGAAGGTCAAGTACAAGCGTGGGCGCCTGATTACCCCTGACGGTTTCGATGGCCCTCAAACGCAGGCGTGGGTGGAGGAGTTCCAGCGACGCGTGGGCATCAAGGTTGACGGGATCATTGGCCCTGTGACCAAGGGCAAGCTCGCCGAATACGGCATCACGATCTGAGGAGTGGAACGATGACACGGTTTGGGCGTTGGGTGCGTAGGAAGTTTGAGACGTACTTTCCCTCGAAGTACCGGTACAACGCGGAGATTGCGGCGCTGAGAACGTTCGGGCAGAACCTGAACGGTTCATGGATTCCCGCCGGCGGCACATCCGCGTACCTCACCACGGACCTGCTGGATGCGTTTGACTGGCGGGCGATCCTGACAGGTGTGGCGGTGTCCGTGCTTGCTGCTGCTGGTGCTGCGTTGCGTGCGTGGTGGGATGTGGCGTCGAAGGGGTTGTCTCCGAAGTACATTGCTGAGACTGACGGGCCGAAGCCCGCCGGGACAGTCGTGGCGGCACCTAGCCAGTCTGGTGGGGCGCCGCCCGTGGGGGTGCACGATGGCGTGTAACTGCAGCGACCTCTGTTCGTGCATCATCCAGGGCGGCGAGGGCATTGCTGTCCAAGGTTCGGGAACTGTGGGTGACCCGTTTGTGGTGTCCCGTGAAGGCAGCGATGTTGTGATCAACGTGGAGGGTTCGCCCACGTTGTCACTGTCTATCACTGGCAGTGGGCTGCCGTCTGACCCGTTCAACTTGACTGGTGAGGCCACAGTCCGCATGACCGAGTTGAGTGACGTTGATGATACTGCAGGCCCTGGTGTGGGTGACGTGCCGGTGTGGACGGGTTCAGCGTGGCAGTTCTCACCGCCGCCCACTGTGCCACCTGGTGCCGTGAACACTGTTCCCGGCGGGTTGGTGGGTGACGGTTCGTTCGGTGATCCGCTAGGCATCAACGTGTCCAACACCACGGAGAGCTCCCTGGATGGTTTGGAGACGTATATTGACTCTGCTGAGGAGTTGCGTGTCGTCCCGCCCACCCCGGTGCCCACTGACTGGTCGGACATCACGTCTAAGCCTGGTTCGTTCCCCCCGTCTTCTCACACGCATCCGTTCAGTCAGATCACGGGCACTGTGGATGCGGACACCGTGGGGGGTCGTAGTTTCTTCGCGGAGGAAACCCCGCCTACTTCGGGGGATGGTGTTGATGGTGATGTTTGGTTTGAGCTGGAGTAGCAGCTGATGGCAACTACGTGGGGCTCCGAAGACGGCAAAGAGCGGGTGGGGATTGACATATCCCAGTCCCCGTCGTCGGTGGGGGCGGGAACAACGTCGGTGACGTTGACGATCCGTTTCTATGTACAGACGATGTCGTGGGGGTTCAACGACAGTCAAACGTTGAGCTACTCGGGTTCTGTCAGCGGTTCTGAGAGCTTCACACTGCAGTCTGACGCCAGTGAAACGAAGACGGTGTTGGTTGAGACGCGCACACTGAATGTGGCTACGTCCTATTCGAATTCAGTGTCTAGATCGTTTTCGGCGTCGATCTCTGGCAACTATTTGGGTGGAACTCCCAGCCATTCGCGTTCGTGGACTGTGGCGCAACGTCCGGCGTCTCCGCCGTCAGCACCCACCAGTTTTTCGGTGTCCAGTGTGGGCCCAACGAGTGCGTATCTGTCGGCTTCGGCGCCGTCCAGCACGAATGGTGACGCTGTTGAGGACTACCGCTGGCAGGTAGCAACGGATGCGGGTTTCACCGATGTCGTGTATGACGAGCTTTCGGGGACGACGCGCAACACCGTTGCATCACCATTGCCTCCAGGGGCAGAACTGTATGGGCGTGTTCAGGCAATCAACTCTGCTGGCGGAGGGGACTGGGTGGCCGCTGTTGCTTTTGAGACTCCCAGTTTGGGTTGGGTGAAGGCTGCCGGCACGTGGCGGAACATCAAGAAGACGTGGGTGAAGGTGGCTAGCGCGTGGCGGGGTGTGAAGAAGACGTGGATCAAGGTGTTGGGCACATGGGTGTAGGTTCAGTCAAAAGAGAGGGGTGCTGACATGGCTTGTGGGTGCAAGGGAAGTTCGTGCGGTTGTGCGATTGAGGCAGGCCGTGGGGTATCGGTAACGGGGTCTGGTTCTGCCGGCCGGCCGTTCATCATCAACGCTGACCCTGTGGTTCTGCAGGTGTCTGACACTGCCACCGTTGAGTTGACGTTGACTGGTGATGGTACGAGCTCGAACCCGTTGCAGCTTGAGGCGGAGTTTGTTGGGCCGACTGATCCGACATGGCAGGACTCTGTGGTGCAGACGTCTTGGTCGGGGGATGTGGACCTATCGGGTCTGACGCAGCCGACGACGATCCGCGCCACCATTGTGGGGGACGTGACGTCTCTGACGTTGCCGACGTGGGATTCTGACAAGGCTGGCATCATTCACTTGGTGTTGGCTCAGGACGGTACCGGTGGGCATGCGTGGACTGTGGACGAGACGTTTGCTGGCGGCAACCCAATTGCGTTGTCCTCGGACCCTGGCGCACGTGACTATGTGGCGTGTCATTGGACAGGCCAGCAGTGGATTGTGCTTCCTCTGGCGATGGATGTGATGGCTATTCCGGGGAGCTAGACGCCCACATTGAGTGGGGGCGCCGGGCACGACGGGTGGTGTCATGGCGTGCGGGGGCACACGGTCGACCTAGTTGGCTGTGTGCCCCCGCCTCGTTTCACCAGATGAAACGGATCGCTGCCGTCCACACGAGTGCGGTTGCCGGCAGGAAAGCCAGGACGGTGAAGAACGCAATGAAGGTGTGGGTCACCTGCTGCGCGCGCTTGGTGGCTGCTTCGGCTTCCATGATCTTGAAAGTGCTTTCGTCGTTCACCAGTTTGCCTCCTCTTCGGCGGGTTCTGCGCTGACGCCCCGGAATGCGTAGTCGGGGATGCGGATGATCTGCTTGCTGTCGTACCTGGCCGGCCACACCCCAGATTCCATGCAGTCGCGGAACCGTTCGATGGCCTGCTGGGTCTTCTCGTTCCCCAGGTGCACGGAGTCGGAGTCGAGGCTGCAGACCAGGGTATCGTAGGGGGCGGTCTTCTCCATGACGATGAACGTGAACTTGATCTTGTCGAGCGACCGGCCGGTGACGATGTTGTAGACGTGTCGGTAGAACGCTTCCTGGATGTGGTAGCCGTAGCTGTAGGCGTGCTTGGCGAACAGAAACTGATCAATGCTCTGGGCGGTTTTTGCGTCTACGATTTCGAGGACGCCGTTATCGCGGGGGATCACCTTGTCCAAGCGTGCCCGGAGCCCCACTCCCGTGCGAGGGTCGATGGCGAGCGCTGTCAGTTCGGCTTGCCCCTGGGCTTCAATGAGCTCTTTTGCGTCGGGGTTCTCTTTCGCGGCTGCGATCATCGCTTCGATCTGATCGAACTCGTGGCGCTTGACGGGGATGTTGCCGGCGGCAGTGATGGCGTCTCGTGCGGCCTTGGCCGCGTTGGAGCGGAACTCTGCCACGTCTTCGCCGTCGAGTTGCACGACCTGCCCTTCGGTGCCGGTGCCGAGCATCATGGTGTGCGCGACAGTGCCGAGCTCCATGGCCTTGGTGGCGGTGCGAGGGTTCTCCCGGTCGTACGCGAACTTCTTCGGTGAGGTAAGGAGGGTGCGGGCGCCTGAAGATGACAACTGTGGCAGCTGGTGGTACTTCCAGTCTTCAAGTCCTTCAATGAGCGTGTTGGTGTCGGTGTTCATGGTTTCCTTTCGGGTGATCGGCCAGCAGCCGTGTAGATGGTGAGCATCTGCTGGAGGGTGGTGCGGATGGTGATGCAGGGGCTGGTGTCGAGCATGGGGTAGCCGGGGTAGCCGACTACGAGGTTCATGTGTGTGCCCACGGTCAGCGGGGTGTACGCCCACCATTGGTCCGCGTTCTGGTGTCCGACGCCCTTGCGTTGGACGACCAGGAACCCGTAGATGGCGTTGGCGTTCACGACCTCCTTCCCTGTCTCTTCGAGCCACTTGTCGATCTGGCCGGTGGAGGCGTCCCAGGCGGCGTGCCCCCCTTTGACTTCGATGATGGTGTTGGCGCAGAGCACGATGTCACCCTGGTCCTGAGAGCCTGTCTGTGTGCGCCTGTACGCGTCCGGGTAGCCAAGGCGCTTGCATGCGGCCACAACAGCGCTCTCGGCTTTCGTGCCGATCTGTTTGGGTCGGTTGACCATGGGTTACCGGCTTCCGTGTTCGAGGAGGGTAATGCGGTCGTGCAGGAAGTACGGCAGGTCGCCGTCATGATCGAGGTAGCGCCTCACGCTATTGGTGGAGACGAACCGTACGCCATCAACGTAGTAGGGGTCGAGGGCGCCGGCGTCCAACCAGCGGCGGATGGTTTTGGTGGTGCGGTTCAGTAGCTTGGATGCCCTGGTCTGAGTCATGGGTGTGTCTTGCATGGGGACAGTCTATCAGTGTCCGCCGCGCGGACAAAGATGTGGCGTGGGGCGTGTTGCGCCCACTACGATGGTCACATGGAGCCTGCACCCAATCAGTACCAAGCCCGATACACGGCGCACCAGCAACGCAAAAAAGGAACCCTCATGAAGATCATGAAGGACCGCCATTCGGAGCGAATGTTCGACAGCGCCCCCATACCGCACAACACGCTGGAACGCTGGCAGCACGAGATCACGGCAGTGAAAGCCGAGGCGCCTTCGTCGTGCGACAGGCAGGCAGTCTCCCTGTTTGGTGTCACCGGCCGTGACGACAGGGCTTTCCTGGGCGGCGTGCTCGTGGGGGGTGTGGGGTGGATTCACCGGGCCCCCTTGGTGGTGTTGGTGTTTGCCGACCCTGTCGCCTATGTGGCCGGCGACGAGATCAAGTGGATGCCATACCTGGATGCCGGTGTGGTGATCCAGCAGGTGCTCTTGTGGGCCACCGCCGAAGGGTTGCACAGCGCCTTTGCGAACCCCAACATTCGTGACGGTCACCGCCCGTTTTTTGAGTCACAGTTCGGTAACCAAATCTTCTGTGGCGCCATCGCTTTGGGTTATCCGCCGGAGGACGCATGAACATTGGCTTGGTGACCATCGCGTTCGGCGGGTACGGAAAGTTCCTGCCCCAGTGGTGTGCGTATGTGGCGGCACTAAACCCGCCGGCCAGTGAAGCTGTGGTGGCATTGGGCAAGGACCACGGGCTCACTGTCGAGGCGCGGGCTGCGGCACTAGAGCTCCTGCCGGGGTTGAAGATCGTGGAGTCCACCAGGGACACGATGGGGGCGCTGCGGAACGCTGCCGTGAGAGAAGCCCAAACCGAATGGGTGATGTACCTGTCTATTGATGATGGCATCCACTCCAACGCTGTCCACACGTTGAGCAAGCACGAAAGCAAAGCCGACTACCTGTGTGTGTCATGGAACTCGCTCGACACGTGGAAACCGGGCGCACCCCTGAACTTCCACCGTGGCCGGCACCCAGCTGACATGAAGAGGAAAACTCGCGGTCGAGGGTTCATTGTGGGGCACTCGCCCTTCCGTAAGGAATGGTTCTACCAGGTGGGCGGGTACGAAATGCACGACCTCCCCAACGCCCCGTTCGTGACCGCCATGGTGCAAAAGGGTGCCCGTTTTGTTGCTGTGAAGGAGCCTGTCACGATCTACTTGCGACGCGACGACTCGCATGCGTCCAAGCTCGGGCGCCGGGGCAAAAAGTTCACGGATGTTGACTTGAAGCGGCGCGCAATCAAGCTGAAGTTCTTACAGGAGCAGGCGATCCGGGAGCGCAAATGGTGACCCCGGATGTGATCTACCCGGTTCGAGCCGGTGTCGGCGAGTACCTTCGCTACTCGCTGCGCTCCTTGGACAACGTGCCCCACGGCGAGGTGGTGCTGTCAGGGTTCTCCCCATCATGGGCAACGTGCCGACGACTGAAAGGCGCCCGCGACTACAACAGCTTCATCGACTCATCCAACAACGCCATGCGCGCCATGCAGGACGAGTCGCTGACTGATGACGTGATCTGGATGATGGACGACGTGTACATCTTGCGCCCCATGGAGCAAATCCCGGTGCTCCATCGAGGCGAGTTGGAACGTGTCATCAAGTCCTACGGTGCTGGAGCTCGAAGCCGTTACCTGATGAACATGCAACGCACGTTGGACCTGTTGCGGGAGCTCGGAATCGGTGACCCCCTGTGCTACGAGCTGCATGTCCCGTTGATGGTTAACCGTCACGCCTACCAGCAGTTGCGTGAGGTGTTGCCGGCCAGCGGGAAGCTTTGGGAGTATTCGCGTCGCACCCTGTATGGCAACCTCAACAACATTGGCGGGGAGAAGTCCCAGGATGTGAAGGTGACGTCAAAAAACACCCACGTGCCGGCCGGCAGGTTCGTGTCGTCGTCGGCGACGTCATGGCATGGTCGTGTTGGGCGAGGTGTGCGGTTGACGTTCCCCCACCCGTGTAAGTGGGAGAAGCCCGTCAACCCATCCTGAGGAA